GCCATTATCTAAATGGATATCCAAGGTTCCAAATAACCAATGAATATCTTGTTCCTTTCGTTACGGGTTTAACTCTATGCCAAACATGAGAAGGAAATACTACTATACTTCCACGTGGCGCTATTTCTGCACATTTTCTAACAGTTGGTTTGTCAGGATCCATATTTCTAAAATCAAATTCTAATTCTCCACCTTCATAGTCTTTTGGATCAGATAAACAACATGTAACAGATAATTTTCTAATTTTACCAAATGTATCTTTATTATCTTGATTTGCATATGGAGCTTCCCAACTATCACAATGCCAATCATAAAATTGATTTAATTTATATTTTGTAAATTGACAGCTTTCAGAAAAATCCCAATCAAAATTCCAACCTGCTAATTTATTTGCTTGATGTATAAATGGTTGAATTTCTTTGTAGATCCATCTATCATTTAACCAAACAATATTTGAATCTCTTTTCTTTTTTAAATCTACTATATCTTTATCATCAAGTGGTTTACCTTCATTAATTTTAGTTGTTTGACCACCAGTAAGAGCTAATTGTTCTTGTTGAGAAATTCCATATTTAATTAACTCATCACAAAATCTAGGTGTGAGTGCACTCTGAAAGTAGTAATAGTAATTCTGTAAGTTCATTTCTAAATACTATATAATAATTTTTATAGGATTTGTAAAGAGTAAATAATTAGCTAACTGTAAGGTCTCCAGAAACCGTGAATGTAGCCACTTTACAACCTCCAGCTGGTGCCGGTAATGTTGTAACTGTGTTTGTTCCGGGTGTTGCGCTAAATCCTGCTGCACTTGGTCCTCTAACAATAACGATACCTGAACCTCCTGAACCTCCTGTTGATAAACCAACAAATTCTCCTGCTCCACCACCTCCTCCTCCAGTGTTAACTGTTCCTGATGTTCCTGTAGGACCACATGTTCCTGCTCCTCCTCCACCTGTTCCTCCTGTACCACCTGTGTTAGTTCCTGGACTTGGTTCAGCACCTCCTCCACCTCCGCCTCCATAAGATACTGAACATCCTGAAATACTGTTTGCAGATCCTGCTCCGCCATTTCCTCCAGTAGTAGGACCCCCTGGACTTACACTAGGACCTGTTCCTTGTCCTCCTACCGCTGAAGCTCCACCTCCACCACCACCAGCAGCTTCTCCTGGTGCTGCTGTTTTAGAATTTCCTCCATTATTTCCTTGTGAAGGACTTACTGGTGGACTATTACCTGCTCCACCTGCTGCATTACCTCTTTGTCCTCCACCACCACCTGATCCTCCTGTTAATCCTGCTTGATTAGGACTTCCACCACCTCCTCCTCCACCTGTACTTGTAATTGTTGAAAAAATTGATGGGTTTCCTGAAGTTCCATTACTTCCTGAACCACACGTTCCAGTTCCTCCTGCTCCTCCAGCTCCAACTGTTATTGGAATAGAACCTCCTACAAATATTTTTGTTCCTCCTGGAAATGATGTTCTAAATCCTCCAGCTCCGCCACCGCCAGATGCATATCCTCCAGCTGCTCCACCACCTCCAGCTACTACTAAATAATCTAAATTGTAACCAAACTCCGGCCACGTTCCTTGTTTCTGTGCACTAAATTGACTTTTTAAATTCCAAACACCACTTGCCTTGTTTAATTCTTTTACGATAACGATTCCTGAACCGCCGGCTCCGCCTACTTGACTTGGGGCTGGGGTTGGAGTGAATCCTGGAAAAGTAAGACCATATCTTCCACCACCTCCACCACCACCTGTATTAGCTGTTCCTGGTGTTCCTGTTCCTGTTGCAGATCCTGCACCACCACCACCTGTTCCACCTGTTCCACCTGTTCCAGTTGGACTAGTAAATTGACCTCCACCACCACCTCCTCCGCCTGCATAGGTTACTGATGATCCCGATAAAGAAGAAGCAACACCATTTCCTCCTGGTTTACCATTTCCAGAATTTGGAGGAGAAGAACCATCAGTACCAACAGCTCCTGCACCACCTCCACCTCCGCTACCTTCAATACCACCTGTGTTTCCTGCTCCACCATTAAAACCTTGATTTGCTGTTGCTGTTCCTCCAACTTTACTTCCACCTCCTGATCCACCTCCACCTGATCCTCCTGGACTACCACACGTGTTGTCATTTCCTCCATAACCACCACCTGTTGATGTAATAGATGAAAAAATAGATGGATTTCCTGATACAGCTTGTACAGAAGGAGTTCCTGCTGCTCCACCTGCTCCTATTGTAATTGGATAAGAAGTTGCTGCGCAAACTATTAATTGTGATTCAGCACCTGCACCACCTCCTGATGGTCCTGCTGAAGTTCTAAAACCACCAGCACCTGCTCCACCACCCGCACCCGCACCTCCGCCACCACCACCTGCAATAACTAAATAATCTACTAATCTAGTTCCTGGCTGCGTCGTTAATGTTCCAGATGATGTTTGAGATGTGACAGTACACTTACCAAACGATGTTGGATTGATTACTCCTACTATACCGCCATTGGGTGATCCCATAAGTCACTACTCCTGTTTAAAAATCTTTTAACTTAATTGCCTGTAGCAATCCAAGATGAAGTGTCAGGTGACCAAGCGAATGTATTTTGTTGATCGTCTTTACCAGTCCATCTTTGTCCAGCTTCATCCCAAGAAATAAAGTATCTTACGTTATCTCCATAAGTTGTAACTGTTGGATATGCAACTGGGGCTTGCCAGTCGTCATTAGAGTCTAGCGACCAAGATGCGAATGGTTGTGGTGATATAAATTTATTTTTTGTGGAATCAAACGTGTAACCAATTCCAGCATATTGTTTTCTGAAATTATTATTATAAGAAGTTTGAACCCATCTAGATCCTGTTGTGAAAGGAACGATTTTTTTAACCGCTTCTTCAGCTCCAGCAGATTGATCACCGCCATTTGCGTTTACATCATTGTTATCAATAACAACAACTCTTAGTACTAAACCATAATTATTTACTTCTGCAAAATGTGCCATATTTTTAACTCCTAAATGTTATTATAATACAATTTTTTATAAAAGAAAAGGTCATATTTATGATGGCCATTGACCAGCTTTTTTGTAATTATATGCTTCACTTAATGACCATACTCCTGGTGCTACTGATTTTGTTAATTCTTTCACAAAAGCAATTCCTGAACTACCTGCTGATGAACATCTATAAGTACCACAAGAAAAACCACTTCTCATACCTCCACCACCTCCTCCTCTATTAACAGTAGCCGCACCCGCTGGTGTACTTGTGCTAGCACCTGCTGCCCCACCATCTACACCTGCAGTAACAGTTCCAGTATTACTTCCACTAGAACCTCCAGCTCCATAATTAACAGGGGCTCCTGATAAAGTAGAATTAACTCCTGGTCCACCCGCTCCTCCTTGACAACCAACAGAAGCTACACCTACTCCACCTGCTCCACCTCCACCTCCATAAACTGCTCCACCAGTATTTCCTCCTGGATGAGGTGCTCCTGGTGTACCATTAATTGAATTTCCTCCAGGTGCTGTTTGTCCTAAACCTGTTGTTGCTATACCTAATCCTCCTGCTGCTCCAAAAGCCCCTACAGGGTTAGGTGTTAAACTTGAAGATGATGCTCCACCTCCTCCAATTACAATTGGATAATTTGTGCTTGCATTAATAAGTAAATTAGAATTTTGATAAATACCTCCACCAGAACCACCTCCTCCAGCATAAGTACTAGATTGTCCTCCACCTCCACCTCCTAACAAAAAAACTTCAACAAATCTTACTGTTCCTGGTGATGTATATGGTCCTGATGCTGTAAAAGTTGATGTACCTGGGCTTGATGCCACTGATACTATTGGGTTTTGTACTGGACCGATAATTCCGCCATTAGACATAGCCTGAACCCCCGGGTTAATTTATGATTTCGTATGAAATAATTATTTCAAGATCGCCGTTTGCACTTGCTCCACCAAGAATTGATTTATCTTCCATTAAATAAAAAGAAGAATTTTTATCAACTAGATTTAGTGTTGCATCTGCTGGTACAGAAATTGTAGAAGCGAGAGCATAAGATGTTCCGCCACCACCTGCTGCTGTATTAATATCTACCGTTACATCAGCTGCATTTGTTCCGTCTACGTTTGCAACCATGATTGAATTAACTTTATAAACTTTTCCTGAAGCTGCAGAGTTTGCCAACAATACTGTTGTAAGTGTTGTTGTCAAAGCAGCGTACGTTGTTTCGCCTAGAATTGAGGTTACGTTTACTATATTTGGATTTGCCATAATTTATCTCCTTATTAATATTATCCGAAAACTATTGCCATTGCAATAGCTTTTCCTGTTGAAATACCTGCTGCCCCAAAGCTTAAAATACCAGAACCATTGGTAATTATAGCATCTCCACTTGTCCCAGCAGATGTTGGTAAAGTAAGAGCGTTAATAGTGTTTATTTGAGAGTTAACATCTATAACATTTGTTCCATCAGAATATAATAATTTTACACCTTTATCAGCAGCTGCCCAAGTAGCTCCTGATCCTGAAGTTGTTTTAAATGTAACTGCAAAAGATCCAGTTGTTGCATTTTTTGCAATATATGTTTTTTCAACACCATCTGGAATAACAACGTTAACTGAAGAAGTTAAGGTTCCTGTTAAATTTAAAACAGCATTTTTACCATTAGAAATAACACCATTAGAAAAAACTAAAGTTGCGCCTGTTGTTGCATTTAATGCAACTGATTCATAACCAGCAATTGCTTGTTGTAGAATGTTTAAATTTGTATTTGTAATATCTCCCCATGTACCAGCGTTTTCGCCAGTAACCATAAGTTCTAGTTTGAGGTCTGTAGAATAACTTGATGCCATATATTAATTCCTTAATTAATTATTTTTATAAAATCTAAGCGGCTGTGTCAATCTCTGTCCAAGTTGCATCAGTTCCGGTATTTACTTCAGTCCAGATTTGATTATTTATACTATTTAACGATATAGTCAATCCATTTCCAGTAACAGGTATTACCACAGTAGTTCCTGCAAATACTGTTCCAAGTGCTATATTTAAGCCTAATCCTGTAACACTTACCGGTGTTAAAGCTTCGGCTATAGCTGTTCCTTGAGCTATATTTAACTGTTCTCCTGTTAATGTAACATTACCTGTTCCAATAACTACTGTTCCAACAGCTAAAGAAACTGTCATTCCAATACCTGTTACTGTAGCATCAGGGCTTGGATCTACTTCACCTTCTGTTATATTTAATTGTTCTCCTGTTACTTCAGCTGTAAAGCTTACATCTACAGTTTCTTCACCTAATATAATATTTAATTGTTGACCAGTTAAATCAATATTTGCTGTACCTGTTACACTTTCTTCACCTAATGATAAATTTAATTGTAAACCAATTCCATCAACAATAACACTTACATCTATAGTTTCATCACCTTGAGTAATATTTAATTGTTGACCTATTACATCAACTTGTGCACTTCCTATTGCAGTTACAGAATTTAAAGAAATATTTATTTGTTGACCAGTAACTGGAACTTCAGCTAATCCAAAAGCTTGAACTTCACCTAATGATAAATTTAATTGTAAACCAGTTAATGCAATTTCATTA